CGCGCGCAAAGTCCGCGCCAAGAACTCGGCAAGGGTCGGCGCCGCCGAAAGCTCCGAAGCGGATCGGGACGAAATAGCCGAACGTGCCGCCCGACTAGGCATCACGGCGGAGCGTGTCTTGCAGGAATATGCGCGGATCGCGTTTGCCGATCTGCGTCGTGTCGCCGATTGGGGGCCTGATGGCCTGGTGCTGAAGACGCCGGAAGCTCTCACCGACGCTGATGCCGCCGCAATTTCGGAGATTACGACCGTCGGCGCGGGAAGCCGACAATATCGGGTGAAACTGTACGACAAGAAAGCGGCGCTCGACGCAATCGCCCGGCATCTCGGCATGTTTGTTCCGTCAGGACGACGACAGGAAAACGACACGCCTGGGGACCTCTTGGAGGATGCGCGTGACGTGCTTGCACGCCGGTTGGCTCGCCTCGCTGCCGGAGGCGTTGAGGAATGACCTTATCGCCGCTCTGAGCCCCGTGGAGGCCCGAGCGCTGCTACATGATTGGCCATTTTGGGCGCGCCCAAATCAGCTCCCCCCCGACGGGGATTGGCGAGTGTGGCTGCTTCTTGCGGGCCGCGGATTTGGTAAGACGCGAACGGGCGCAGAGCTAATCCGCGCGCGGGTGATGGCGCGCACGGCGCGCCGCGTCGCGATCGTGGCACCAACCGCCGGCGACGCACGCGATATCATGATCGAAGGCGAAAGCGGCATCCTAGTGATTTCGCCTCCCTGGGAGCGGCCGCGCTACGAACCATCGAAGCGGCGCCTGACGTGGCCGAACGGGGCCATTGCGACATTGTTCAGTGCGGACGAGCCGGAACGCCTTCGCGGACCGCAGCACGACACGGCTTGGTGCGATGAGCTTGCCAGCTGGCGGTATCCTGAGGCTTGGGACATGCTCATGTTGGGGCTGCGGCTGGGAACCGACCCGCGTGTCGTGGTCACAACGACGCCGCGACCGACAAGCCTAATTCGCGAACTGATTGCCGACCCGACGGTGGTGGTGACGCGAGGAACGACCCACGAGAACCAGGCCAACCTGGCCCCTGCCTTCCTTGGGCAGATCATCCGCAAATACCAGGGTACGCGGCTTGGCCGGCAGGAACTCGAGGCGGAGCTTTTGGAGGACGTGCCCGGTGCCCTGTGGAATCGCGGCGCGATCGAGGCGATTCGGGCCCGCACAGCCCCCGCGCTAATCCGCGTGGTAGTCGCTATCGATCCGGCCGTGAGCTCGACGTCCGGGGCCGACGAAACCGGGATCATCGTCGCCGGCAAAGATGGAGCCGGACACGGGTGGGTGCTCGCCGATGCCTCGGGGCGCTACCAGCCTATAGAGTGGGCGAAGACTGCGCTTTCAGCTTATCGCGCCCACCGCGCCGACCGCATCGTGGCGGAGGTCAATAACGGTGGCGAGATGGTCGAGGCAACATTGCGCATGATCGAACCCAATGCATCTTTTGCTGCCGTGCGCGCCTCGCGCGGCAAAGTAGCCCGGGCCGAGCCAGTCGCGGCGCTTTACGAGCAAGGCCGGGTGCGTCACGTCGGCGTATTTCCCCAACTCGAGGACCAAATGTGTGCATTTACCGCTGAGGCTCACGCAATTTCCAAGCGTCGCTCGGCAGGCTACTCGCCGGACCGGGTAGACGCGCTCGTATGGGCGTTAACCGATCTACTGGTCGAGCCGATGCCCGGGGAGGGAATTTATGAAATGTACCGTCAGCTGAGTGGTCAGCTGCCCGATATTGAGCGTCGGAAGCCCAGTCGTTAGCGGCTCGCCGACGGCGCTCGGTTCGCTTGGAGAAAACTCCCCAGATCTGCTGGCTGCTTGCAAAGGAGCCCTGTCATTGACGCTGTTGGTTAAAGATGCGAATACCACGACGCAGTCGATCTCGACGCAGTCGGATGTCGCGGGGAGCCTCGTCCCGGTGCATGCACCGGCCGTCATCGTTGGCGGTATAGCTACGCCGGTCGGCCCTACATCCCCCCTCCCAGTCATCAATTCCGCTGGGAACGCTGCAATCGACGGCAGCGGCACCGTGGTGACGGGAGGCACGGCCCAGACGCTGTTTGGGGGCGTCGTGCCGGTCAATGGGTATCTCGTTGCCAACAACTCTTCTGCCACTCTCTACGTCTCGGATGTCGGTGCTGCAAGCGTCGGCGGCGCATCGATTCCGGTTGGGGCAAGCGCCGTTTTCATGACGCCGTCGGGCTACAGGCCGTCTGGTCCTATCAGTCTTTACGGCAGTGTCACCGGGCAGGCCTTTGCGGCGCGGAGATGGTGATGGTGTTTCCGATAATTGCATCTGCCGCGCAACTGGGCGCAATACTGCCGATGATCGCCGGCGCCGTTGTCTCCTTCTGGCTCGTCGTGACAACGGCTGCAATGATCCCGGCCAGAGCCAAGCTTTCCTCAATCTATGCAGTGCGAGGGCCGGCTGTGTCGCAGCATCGGAATCCGCACCAGCCTCGGAGCAGCCGTCAGTGACGGGCATGTTTGGCTCCAGTGAGCGGCCGGGTAAGGACCAGCAGTCGCGCCAATTGCGAATCACCCGTGGATTCCTCCGACTTGCCGCCTTCGCATTCGGACTCGGTGTGGCGCTCCCTACATTTGCCCAAACCCTCAATGGCTCCTCGCTCAGCATTACGGGCCAGTCGACCCTGCAGGGTGATGTGGTGATGTGCTCCGGGCGCCCGTGGATCGATGTACGCTGTAATGGCGCCACTGGTGATGGGAATCACGACGACACGAGCGCGATAAACGCGACGATCGCGACCGCGATCACCAACAACTGGCCGGTGCGTTTGTCGGCCGGGACGTACAAAGTTAGCTCGCAGATAACGATCGACTACGCCGGCCAGGCGAGTAAGGGGTTTCGGCTCATATCGGAGGCGGCGATCATCGACGGGCGGTCGATCGCATCGGGTCCGGTGCTGAAGGTCCAGTGCGGTGGCGGAACGATCGCTAGCCCGACCGGGTGCTTTTACTTCAAGGAAGAAGGAACCTTATTCGTCAACAGTAATGCGCCTACCTACGCAGTCGTGCTTGGTAACACCGATTTTTCTGATGCGCACAATTCGGCGAAAATCGACCATTTGGTTGTGAATAATTCCAGCGCCGCGCTAGGAGCAGGGGGATGCCAGCTTAACTATCTGCTGGACAGTGATGTCTACGCTGTTTGCGTATCGGCGGGCGGGGCGGCCGGGCTGGCGCTCGAGCAGGTGCAGTTCTCGCGGATCTCCGGTGCGGGCACGGCGGAGGGCGCCGGCGGAAGGGGCATGGTGCTGGAGAACGGCTATAATTTTAGCAACACCTTCTTGGCGCTAGACCTCGAAGTCTCCCCGACCTGCTTGTCGATCACCTTCAACCACAATGGCCTCAATACATTCGTCTCCCCCTATTTCGACTGTGTCACTGCGGTCAGCGCGACAGCCAGTACCGGCAATGTCCTAGTCAATCCGAATTACGGCGGCGCGACGGTCAATTTCGGACCTCTTTCGACGGGAATATCGGTAATCGGTTCCGGGTCACGGGCCAATTGGCTTTTCCCGTCGGCCGCGTCGTATGTGGCCAAGCCGATCGATGATGGGCTCAACATTTCGAGCTACAACGCCACGGGCGCATCTATGGCGGTCACCCTCCCGGCGATCTCGAGCCTCAATCCCGGATGGAGCATGGGATTTGCCTCGGACAACGCAAAGGGGATGACGATCACCGTCACGGACGGGGCGATCGTCTCGGGGAGCAAGAACGTCGGATCGATTGTACTTGGTGCCGGTAATTACGAGTATGTTCGATTGCAGTCTGACGGAAACAATTTTCGCATCATAGCCTCTACGCGAAATACCCGTTTAGCCAATGGGTTCGAGCCGCCTCCTTGGCCGAGCAACTGGCTTTTTCCGACCAGCTCAGGCTACGCCGCCGGCCTTGGAGACAATGGCAACGTCTTGTCGAGTTACAACAGTGGCACGGGTTTGACGGTCACGCTGCCCTCGACAAATGGCCTTCCTGGCGGTTGGTCGATGGGATTTGCCACCGATAACAACAAGAGTTTGACGGTGCAGGTGAGCGCGGTTGCTGGCGGCCGGATTGTGTGGCCGGGCTCCGGTTCGTCACAGTCGTCATTGTCAATGGCAAACACGAGCCAAGGCAGTTATGAATTCATAGTACTGCAGTACGACGGTAGCGGCACCTTTCGCGTACTCGACGCAACGCCTGCGACCGCGCAGGCGATCGGCATGATTGGCGCCACCGGGATTAGCCATTGGAGTTTCCCTGCTGTTAGCGCTTATGCCGCCAGCGGCGCCGATAATGGCAATGTGATCTCGAGCGTCAACAGCCCGCTGCCTTACATGGCAGTAACATTGCCGTCGACGACGGTGCTGCCTGTCGGTTGGTCAATCGGGATCGCTTCGGACGGCAACAAGACAGCTTCCGTGCAGGTCAACAGCACGTCCGGCGGACACATTCTCTACCCCGGCAGCGGCGCGACGATAACTTCCGCCTCGCTTGCCAACGTAAATTACGAGCTCCTGGTTCTGCAATTTGACGGCAGCAACTTCCGCGTCGTCGAGGCGACACCAGCGACGGCGACCCTGATAGGAATCACTGGTAACGCTCCCGGGATCAATCGATGGAGCTTTCCCGGGGTCAGCACCTACGCAGCGTCGCAGAGCGACAACGGAAACGCCCTGTCGAGCTATAATACTCCGACGAGCTCGCTGACGGTGACCCTGCCGCAGACCACATCAATAGCCTCCGGCTGGATGATGGGCTTTGCGACCGACAACGGCAAAGCGATAGTGGTCCAGGTCAATGGCGCAGCAAGCGGGCGTATACTCTATCCGGCAGGGGCGACCGGCACAGCGGGCACTTCGGTCACTCTCGCGGCCACGAATTACGAATTCTTGGCACTGCAATTTGACGGCAGCAACTTCCGGGTTGTGTCGATTACGCCGCGCAGCGCCGCGGCCCTCGGCATGCTCGGGCATCAGATCATGACTGGGGCGACTCCGACGGTTGGCTCGGGATCGAGCGATTGCGGCACGTCCCCTTCGATTGGAGGCAATGACAGCACCGGGCGGGTCACCGTCGGCGCGTCTTCCAACGGAGGCCGGTGTACAATCACCTTTGTGTCGCCTTGGCCCAATCCCCCAGTGTGCTCCGCCTTCGACGAGACCACCGGAAATCTCGTGCGGCCGATAGCCACGTCGACGAGCAGTGTCGCGCTGACCGGAACGCTGACACCCGGTGACAGCCTGATCTACCAATGCGTCGGCTACCAATGATCAAGCCAAATTGTCCTGGTTTGACGGCAGTTCTTACTCCGTTCGAGCCAGTCGCAGCGGCGGGTGTCACCCCGCTCGCCGACAGCGTGTCCGCGCCTTTGATGTCTCTAAGTGGTGCACCCGGCGCTACGGTTTTCAGGGAGTCGCATTGATGCCCCCTTCCGGCGGAAAGCGGACCGCAGTTGCGTCCTACAGTTGGGGTGGCTGGGGAACGCAAAACGACCTGACCCAATTCCACGACGTCTTTCAGCCTGACCAGGGGATTTTCTCGCCGAGCTATCCGCTCGTGCCGCCGGAACGCGAGCGAGCGCGGCTGTGGGATTTTCCGGTCGGCTACAACACGATTTATACGCCTCGCTCATACGAGGCCATTGGTTTCGACGAGCTCAGGGCACTGGCGGAAAGCCACGACATCACTCGGTTGGCGATCGAGACGCGAAAGGACCAGATCGAGAAACTCCAATGGACGATCAAGTCACGCAATGAAAAGAGCCCGGCTCCGGATGCCGACTCCCGGATCGAGAGGCTGACCGAGTTCTGGCGGCGGCCGGATGGCGAGCAGCCCTTCGCAACCTGGCTGCGAGAGGCACTCGAGGATGTGCTCGTGCTCGATGCTCCAGTATTCGAGATACGCCGCAACCGTGGCGGCGATATAATCGGACTCGACGTCGTGGATGGTTCGACGATCAAGGTGCTGCTCGACGACACTGGCCGGCGGCCGCGACCGCCGGCGCCGGCGTACGAACAAGTTATTCATGGGCGACCCTGGCGCCTCCTGACCGGCGACGAACTGATCTACCTCCCGCGAAACCCGCGTCCCCACAAGGCATACGGGTTCAGTCCCGTCGAGCAGATCGTAATGACCGTCAATATCGGGCTGCGCCGTCAGGCAATGCAGCTCCAACACTTTACGGAGGGCAACGTTCCGCCCGGTCTGCTGAATGCGCCAGACGGCTGGAGCCCCGAGCAAATCCGTCAGTTCCAGGAGTGGTTTGACTCAATTCTCGCCGGAAACACGGGTACGCGCACCCGCCTCGTTTGGGGTCCCAGCGGCGCCAAATATCAGGCATTCACCGAGGCGCCCTACAAAGATGACTTTGACGAATGGCTAGCGCGGATTGTCTGCTACGCCTTCTCATTGCCGCCGACCGCCTTCACTCCGCAGGTCAATCGGGCCACGGCGCAGACCGCTCAGGAAGCCGCCCTCGAGGAGGGGCTCGCGCCGTTGATCGGCTGGGTCAAGCGGCTTGTTGACGGTGTCATCCAAAACAGGATGGGGCACGCCGATCTTGAATTCGCCTGGTCCGATGTTCGGCCGACTGACCCAAAGGATCAAGCGACGATCCTTGGTAGTTATGTCAAGGACGGGATCTACTCGCTCAACGAGGCGCGGGACATCCTCGGGCTCGGTCCGGTCGAAGGCGGCGATGAACCGATGTTCTCAACTGCGCAGGGGCCGGTGCTGCTCCGCGACGTGGTCGAGAAAACGGAAGGCAACAGACAGAATGACCGAAATACGGCAGGCCGCGCTCGCCGTCCGGCGTCTTCCCCCTAGGGTGTGAAGCTCCCGCCCGGAATTATCGCCCAATATGGCCGGCTGCTTCGCCAACCCTGATTAAGGGCAGCCCGACAGCGACACTCTTCGCTTGGTTCGTGTGCGATCGGAATTGGGCCGTCCGAGGGCGTTTCGCTGTGCCTGCCGGTATGGCAAATTAGCCGAGCCCACAGACTGTTCTCCGAGTGGGATGAGCGACCGCGCCGGGCACACGTTGGAATCGTCCACTGAGAGCAGTTGCGAGACGGCTCGGTCCAGTGCTCAAGGCGAATGAGATAGAACAGCAGGAGCCCCTAATGAGTGTTCTGCCCTCGGATATCGTCGTCTATGGTTCGGCCAATATGCCCGAAGCAGACGGCGCGACCACCGGAGGCTCGGTCGATTTCACGCGGCGGGTCGCATTCTACGACATCGCACCCGCTGGCACTGTTGATGTTATATCCAGCTCGGCCAGTGACACTGCGACCAAGATCACCTATTATGGCCGTGACGCGACAGGCGTGATCCAAAACCAGACCCTGACGTTGAACGGGCAGACATGGGTGGTTGGCTCGCCGGTGCTGGAGCGGCTGCTCTACGCCGCGCTGTCTGGGGCGACTGCGAACGGCCCTGTAGCCGACCCCGGAGGTACTGCTGCGGTCGGCGACGTTGCATTGGCCGCGCACGGGTGCGTACTCCCAACGGGTTCGGTGACAACCGACACGTCCGCGCGTGTGGCTCAAAACGGGTCCGCTAATCATAGCGGCACGACGCCGGCGTTATTCAAATTGCAGTCGGGTGATGGGGCCAACGTCGTTGCCGGGCAGATCATCTGGACGAAGAGCGGCACCGGTTCAAATCAACTGCGCCAGATTATTACTACTTCGGGTTACGGCGCCGACCTAGTCGCAATTAACCGCGACTGGGGCACAGTCCCAGACAACACGACCACCTACAAGATCCTTCAGGGAATGCTATTCGAGATCTCGCCGAACCCGGTTACAGCAGTAGTTCGAATGTTTTCTACGGCTGCAGCAGATGCGCCAACCGGTTTGTCGCGCACCTATTACGAAAAAGTCTTCGTCGTCAACAACAATGCAAGCACGGCCCTGACTAGCGCGCAGATTGAGGTGGCGAGCGAAACGCCAAGTCTGCCGTCTGGAGCGGCCCTCGATCTGGCGCTGACGACGGTTCTGAACGATACGGCTAGCGTCGCCAACCGACAGACTGGGCCTTCCTCGGGTGTGGGCTCGTTCGTCGCTCAACCCGCCTTTGTCGCACTGCCGGGTGCAGGCAACCTTCCGTCAGGAACAGCGCCCAATACTATCGGCGCGCAGGGAGTCTGGCTGCGGCTGACCTTACCGGCTGGCACTGCAGCCTACAAAGGTTCGGCGGATCTGAGAACGCAAGGAACTACGACTTAAACACTTATCGCATCGAGCCGCCGCACAGAGACGCATTGCGGTCGCCACCAATCTCATTGCGAGCAATATTGTATTGTATCAATTTACCGTATCCGCGACACCCAGGTCTTCGGATGGATCCGGTTCGTTCCTCGGCGGACCGCTATGGTTTCGCAGTCGGGATTCGGTGACTGGTAGATAGTCGAAGTTTAGCCGTCCTCCGCGCGCGATAATGGTCCCAACGTGACTCAAATCTTCATTGTTTCTGGTACATCGTGGACCGTGCCCTCGGATTGGAATTCGGATGACAATACCGTTGAAACGATCGGTGGCGGCGGTGGCGGCGGCACGCCGACTGACGGCAACGACGCGGGAGGTGGCGGCGGTGGCGCTTATTCACGGATCACCAACCTTTCACTGACGCCCGGTACCGATATTACGATCCAGGTCGGAACGGGCGGCCTCGCTAACGCGGCTGGAGGTGAGACTTGGTTCAATGGCGCGAGCCTTTCCACATCCTCGGTCGGGGCAAAAGGCGGTGCCGGCGCATCCGGGGTTACTGGAGGCCAGGGGGGCCAGGCGTCTAACGGTGTCGGTACGACAGTATACTCTGGAGGTGACGGCGGCAGCTCAAACAACGCGCAATCGGGCGGCGCAGGCGGTGGCGGCGCGGCTGGGCCCAATGGGCCAGGCCAACCGGGAGCGGTGAGCCGAGGAGAGTATGGATCGGGTGGCGGCGGCGCAGGCGGTGGCGGCGCGACAGCGGGATCGGACGGCTCTGGGACCACGGGCGGTGCGGGTGGCGCCGCGCAAGATGGATCAGACGGCGGTGCGGGTGGTATGGCTGGCGGCGCCGCGGCAACGTCAGGCGCGCATGGCGCAGGTGGCGGGGGCGGCGCAGCCGATACCGGTAACGCCACAACCTGCACAGGGGCACCCGGTAGTAACGGTATAGCGTTTGACAGTAGCCACGGTGCGGGCGGCGGCGGGGGAGGTGCTGGTAATCCGGGCGATGGTTTTGATGTCGGGGGCGGTTGGGGTGGTCTCTATGGCGGTGGCGGCGGCGCTGCTGCGTTCCGCCACGGCGCAGGTGTCGGCGGTGCTGGCGCACAAGGGATCATTGTCGTCGCCTACACGCCGACGGCGCAAACGACAGTAACCACGGGCTCTTTGGGTGTCCTGGAGTTCCCGACGACCGGGCGCAGGGATGACGTCCCTTCGATCGAGTTCAACCGCAATGCCCAAGGCAACAGCGGGCAGCGGATCGAGGCTCACGGCGGCGTGGTAAGGCATGTTGCGGCTCCGATCGAATACGCCCGTGTTTCTCTTTGGGTTACTGCGTTTTCAACCGAAAGCTTGGGCGCGATTGTGGTCACGGCGGATGCGCTATCGCCGCTCGAAGCTCTCCTAATACGACGCTCCGACACGATTGCACGGACGGAGTTAAGCTTACGCACCCTTGGGGGTGCCAAGGGTTCCGGCGAGTGGCTCGCGGTGCGCACGGTCGGCGCGGGGGCGAAGGTTGAAGATTTCTCGAATGTTCGGGCAGAGTTTGTCGGTCGCTTGGGGTTGGCAGGTCGGCTCGTTGGTCGAGCGTGCGTGCCGCTCGAAATCATCGCCGCGTTGAGCCACGAGGCGCTTCCCGTCTTGGAGTCGCTCACCGGGGGTGCACGCGTCACGGTTGCCGGGATATCGGCGCTAGAATGGGCGGACCCACCCACGCTGGTGGTCGTCTCGCCTGAGCGGGTGATACGTTCGCCAGGCAGAATCCGCATCCTTGCCGGACCTGGCAGCACGCACCCTCTCAGAGGTCAGTGAGGTTTCCGCATGCGCGTACCGACACCGTTTGATCCGATAGAGGTTGGCGAAGTCGACAATTTTGTCTTTGACTTCACCACAGATGTGGGTGCCGCATCGATCGTGTCGACGGCTTGGACCTGCGCGTTGGCTCCCTATCAGACGGCGATCGATCCGGCGCCGCAGTCGCGTGTCATGTCGGCCTCGGCAAAAACTGCGATCCAGCTGCGCTCGCCCGTAGACGGCTCGCTGCAAACGCGCCAAGGGTCGTTTTCGGTTGCCTTGATCGGTGGAATGCCGGCCACGGCCGCCGGCGGCACTTACATTCTCGAGGCTACGGCTAATCTCAGCGATGCGCGGGTACTAAAACTCAATGCTACGGTTCAGTGTAAGCTGTCAGGACCATAAAATCGAGGCGGGCTTAGTCGCGAGCGGAGTGACTCGCCGTTGAACAACGCCCGTGATGTTCTTCGAACAGTGAATACGGAATGCGGACCGAGCTCCGGTCCGCTGGGGAGCGCGATGTGGGTTCGGAGTGAGATCCGCTCGCCCCGGTCCTTACTGGTGCATACGACTGCCCAATGCATGACGCTTAGCCGAGTGATTCGAAAGCGGTACTCGACTGAATAGGGTGTGGTTACATGGTAGAAAAGAGGTTTTGTCGATGGCCGCTGCAGCCCAGCACGGTCATAGGTCTCGGCATTCTCGCCGGCACGATCCTGTACCTCGTCACCGGGGACCCGGTTTGGGCCGGTATTGCGGCCGCGTCGGTCAAGATTTTAATGCCGGACAACACAGGGAATAGGGACCAGGTCCTGGGGGCGATCGGTGCCCTCGCAGCGGCGTTCGGCCGGCCGCCTATAAAACCTGATTCCGACATCTGATTGGGATTTTCGAATTATGCGGCTTTATGGCGCAATACAAAAGATCGAGCCTCAGGATGACGGGACCGTGCGTGTCTACGGGATTGCAACATCAGAGGCGGTGGACGATCAGGGAGAGATCGTGCGGGCCGACGCCATACGCGCGGCTATCCCGGAATACATGCGTTTCCCTGCTCTACGCGAGATGCATCAGCTGTCGGCCGCCGGAACGACCCTCGAAGCCGAGGTCGGCGAGGACGGCACGACTCGCATTGTCGCCCATGTCGTTGATCCGGTAGCTGTGGCTAAGGTCAAGAATCGAGTGTATCGGGGTTTTTCCATTGGTGGCCGCGTCACACAGCGCGAGGCCGGGAACCCAAAAACAATTAGCAGCCTTGTGCTTAACGAGATCTCGCTGGTTGACCGTCCGGCGAATCCTGAGGCCGTTTTGGACTGT